TGAGAAAGTGGTTGGCTGCCGTAGGTGACTGCGGAATGGCGATTACTAGAGGTGTGCCGGTCATGCACGCTTGGTATTCGGTGTTCCGGAGGCACGGCACTCAGTACTCGCAAGGGTTCCTGAGCACAATCATTAAGAATACGGGTGTATTAGAACGTATGCGTGCTGTATCGCATGGAACTAATTCCATTACGGCACATGCACGCGCGAGCTTTTACTTCGCTTTCGGTATCAACCCTGATGAACAGATAGCGCTAGAGGCGTGGTTTCAGAGAACTACCATCAGCCCATCAATCACGATTGTCGATGACGTCGACTTCGCCACTATCGCCCCGGAGGGGTGTCACATATCTCAGCTTTGTCTTGCTTAGGTGCCGGCCTTAATGCAAGACAAGCAGATAAGTGGAAAAATGGTGAAACGACAGAAAACGAAACGCGTGATTATCGCACCCAGGAAGAAGAAGAACTCAGAAACCGCTGCTAAACGGGAAATGACACGACTTGGTAGCGCGCTCAGAACGTTAGGAGGCTTGGGAGGTACTGCCATCGGTTCAATGATGGGCATGGGCGCCACAGGTGGAAACCTAGGCACCGGTATCGGCGCGGCAATCTCGAAGTGGTTAGGGAGCGGGGACTATGTTGTTTCCGCTAACAGCATCACCCAGAGAGCATCCGCCGGTCAAGTACCTTCCATGCATCGAGAGGGACAAAGCATCGTTGTGCGCCATAAAGAATTTCTTACAGAGGTTCGTGGTGCGACATCGTTCACAATACGCAATGAGCTCTTTATCAATCCAGGGCTCGCGGTAACATTCCCATGGCTCTCGGCTTTGGCTGCGCAATATTCGCAGTATAAGATCAAGGGCCTTGTTTACCACTACGTTCCGACGAGTGGTAATGCTGTTTCCAGCACCAACGCGGCCTTAGGCACGGTGATGTTACAAACGTCATACCGTGCCACCGAGGCACTCCCCACGAGCAAAGTAGAGATGCTGAACGAGTATTGGTCCAGTGAGGCCAAACCTTCCGAGGAATTCTGTCACCCAATCGAGTGCGATCCCAAAGAAAACCCGTTTAACATCCAATATGTTCGTACTGGTGAGCTACCAGATGGTGAAAACCAGCTGATGTACGACCTCGGGCGCACAGTGGTGGCGGTATCGGGACAGCAGGACGACGATCGCGTGCTTGGTGACCTTTGGGCCACTTATGAAATCGAGCTAAAGAAACCCGTGTTGACCGGGCTCAACAACCAAACCATCCAAACGTATGCTGGTACGAATTCCTCTGCGGTGGGTTCAGGCAATCCGTTTGGTCTTGCGGCTGGTTGGAAGCAAACGTTCAACAGCATGCCAAGCAGCGTCACGTTTGCCACGAACACCATTACGTTTGGTCGTGGCACGGTTGGTACCTACCAAGTGGTGGTGTACTACAGCACGTGTACGCGTATGGATGCAACCGGGTGGTCCATTGCTAACGGGACGCTGTTGCCAGTTGTGGCGGGCACATTCCTTACCTCATCCCAGTACACTACAGGTACTGGGCAGGCGGTTGTCACCGGTTATTTTACGGTTGATGACCCTGGGATTGAGTGTGTGCTTACACTGGCGCTAAATACGTGCGACGGTAGCCCTCGCGTTCGAGTGGTTATCACTGAGTGCAACCCCGAAGTGCGTGTAAATACCTAGGTGGCATAACGCTCACACCCCCTTCCAGCATAAATAGTGAATACGGCGTATCATTCCGCATGTGTGACATCAGACTTAAGGAGCTCAAAAGTCTGTGCGTCAACTCACACGTGAGGTGGGCTCGGTAGGCCTGCTGGTTGGTGGAACCAGTCTTGAAAAGTACGTCCGAGTACTTAAAGTCAGTCGAAACGACAGGTGGGACACCACTAGGAACATGTTCACCAAATCCTTAACAGGTGGGGGGTGGACGACGAACAAGCCAATTCGGTCTTCGGACC